TGTCAATAGAAAGTATGAAGCCCCCGCCATATCTTTCAAAGGCGGAGGCTTCTATACTACTGACTCGAAAGGATAAGGAACGGGTCAGTAGTTCTCTATCTTAGTAGTGTCCTTTTCTAAGAGCAAACCTGTAAGCCTTGCAAGGTGATCCATAACGCTCGTCAATGTAACGTAAGCCTCGCAGTATTTGGAGTGAAGGCTTTCTACTTCTCTCTCCAAGGAGTTGAGCAATTCCGAAAGCGCTTGACTTTGGGTTCTGTGCGAAGTGGTCAAACCTGCTCTCACGGGTCCATAAGGATTCAAGACAGACCCACTCTCTCCCTCTCCAGCCAAACGCAACCCACGCGTATTGCCTTGCCAGTTTTCTGTTCTCATTCTTCTCCTTCCAAGTCGCCTTCGTCCTCTGTATTTCCGTCGGTTTGCTTGGGTCTAGGTGCGTTGTCGTATCCATCTGTATCAGTAGAAACGCCATCGCTATTATCGGTAGTGCCAGTAATGTCCAGCCACGCCTTGCCATTAGCCTCATCAGATAACCTCTCCTGCTCAAGTATTGCCTTGTATTGGTCGGGGTACTGCTGGGCTAGGCGCGTTTGCGCTCGCCCTCTTGCTCGCTGGTAGTTGCGTAGCCATACGGCTCGCTTCTCAGCGTTTGCCTTGCGTTTATCTGTTGCCTTCATTCAGTTTGCCTCGTCCTATCATTTAAGTAATCATCAAGGCACACAATAGCGTATGCGATAGTGCAGATAAAGATAACAACCAAGAATAGCATTAACCTTTCTCCTTCTCGTTCACTATGGTAGCCAAAACTAAGGCAGTTATATCTATCTTATCTATGACTAACTTAGGCTCCTCTATATCTTCCTCGTTCCATACTGATACGAAGAGTTTATTATCTAGCCCCCTTCTGAACCACTCTATTGCTTGCGAGGCGCTCGCTCCTCCCCAAGTCGAGTCTGAGCGCCTGTCTGCTACCTCATAGAAGTTAATTAGTTTCATCTGCCTTGCCCTCCTTGTTCTTTAGGTGTTCCAGTTGTCCGAGCGCAGATACCATACGAAGCAGGTTCTTGCTTGCCTCCTCGACCTTGTTATCGGTGGCTTGTTGTATAAAAAGATCCCTGCATAGGTCTGCCTTTGCTTGATAGTATTCTTTATTCACTTGCTTCCTCCTGATTTGGTAAGCACCCCACGCAGTATGCGTAAGTGTGTATCTCCACATTTCCCTTGCTATCTGCCCACACAACATCATCTTCTTCTATGTCGGTGTAGCACTTTACGCAGGTGTATAGGTTAGGCGTTCTCATTACCTTCCCCCTCCTCTTTCATCTTGATTAGGTCATCTATCTCAGGCTCATACTTTGTCTTAGGCATATGGACACCGCCTCTTGTGGTGCTCCATTATGTCTCGCTCACAAGAGCAACAGACCAGCCTTCCCTTCTCGTTCTTGATGTAGTTCATCTCTTGCCCTCTCTCTCCCTCTTATCGGTTATCTTGCTTATGATTACTAGCCCTAGATAGATTACTAGAGCGTAGATTAAGACTTGAACTAATCCGTCCTGCCAGCGAAAACTTAACTCAAAGATATCGCTCACTTGCTCGCCTCCTCTTTCTCGTCTTGCTCGCATTTCTCTACTTCATAGTGCCTTTCTCCGCACTCCTCGCACTCTTCCAGCCAGCCACTTACCTCCATTTCCTCGCCACATTCAGGGCAAGGAAGAAGAAAAAGAGTGTTGGACTCTTCGCAATACTCGCCCACTCCTTCGAGAATTGTCTCCGTATCGGTCTGCTCGTCGCATTTTGTGCAGGTCGTGTAATAACTAAGTGGCCTCACTTTCCCGCCTCCTCTAACTTGTTCAATACCCAAGCCAGAGCCTCGGTCTGGCCTTCCCAATACTTGCGTTCCATAGAGTCCATTGCCTCCTCGGTGAACTCCTCCTCCTCTTGCGCTAGGCGTAATTGTTCCTCAGCCTCGGTTAGGGCTTTCTTAATCTCATCTAGGTTTATCATTTGCTCGCTCCTCATTATGCGCTCATCATTTCTAGTTGAAACATCGCGTAAGTGTAGAGAGGGGAATCCTTCTCTATTTCAAGTGTTGCCGTGTCGAACCAGTCGGAGAAGCGGTAAAGGACTTTATCTACTTCCCCTTCTGTTAGGTGTATTTCCACATAATCGGCAGGGCCTCCCCAAGATAGGCAGATTTCAACCACTTCCCGCTTCTGAATAGATAAAGCGAGGTCATCTCTTCCCCAGTCGCTATCGGGATTATCTAACAGGGCCTTGATATCTTCCTCCCTGCCTTTCATCTGCTCATCTATGCGTTGAGCGCAGGTCTTCTGTTCTGTAGTCATATTCTTATCCTTTCATAATTGGAGGCTAGTCCCTCCCCTCCCCCCTAGGATAGTCTAACCCTAAGAGGAAAGGCAAGCACTAGAGGCTAAAGTCGAAATCTATCGCCTCGCCGTGTTCGGTGATGGCCCGCTCTAACTTGTCCCGCGCCCCTAAATCTACCTCACTCTCTTCGGGGCTCTCATCTGCTAACGCTTTCTTTAGGTCTGCCTCGCTTATCACAAAGAGAGTTAGGCCCTGCCCTGTTTCGGTGTCCATTGTCCACCAATCGCCGTTCTCGTTTGCCACATAAAAAGTGCTCACTATGCGCTCACTTTCTTGTTTAGGCGGTGAATACGATATTGGCCACCCGTCCAAGCGGTCATCGTTATGGCGTAGTCTTCTGCCTCTTGCTTGGATACAAACTCGTAAGGCATAACGCCCTTACCTCTAATTTCTACCTTGTAAATCATTATGCGCCCACCTTTTCTGCGATAATTTGAGAGGCTAGGTCTGCCTCAATTAAGCCCCACTCGATTAGAATAGACACGACGCGGTCTAGGCTGTTGCTGTCTAATTGCTCGCCTAGTTCACGCCCTAATTCTAATTGTTGTTGTCTTTTCATTTCTTATCCTTTCGGGGTTCTAGGTCTAGAACCTCCCCACCGCCCACCCGTGAGGGTGAGCGATAGGCAAGCACTAGGCTAGTTGCGCCCCTTCTTTGATAAGTCCAACGATTATCTCTATTGGTAGCCCGCTAGAGGCTTGAGCCTTGCTTAAGCAATTCCAGCAATAGCCCTCAATGAAAATCATTTGATTTGCTTGAGATAAATTACAAAATAAGCAATTCATTACTTCACCCCACAAGCGGAAAGAAAGCGGGCGCGGTTGAAGCGAGGGTTATCTTTTTGTAATTCTAGGGAAAGATTTTCTGCGATTTGGCTCATTGTTATAGTGTCATAATCGCCATTTGCTACATCTACCGCTAAATAGTTGAATACTTTTGCTATTAGTTCGTAGTCCTTGCGTGTCATTTTGTTGCCCCTTTTCGGTTCGTTCGGCGGTATTGCCGATAGAGAGAACATTAGACGAGGCTAGTCTAACTGTCAAGCGGGAAATGATAACAATTTGATAACGATTTCCTGAGAGAAACCTGAGAGAAACTGTGAGGGTAAAGTAGAGGTTGAGGGTTAGGCTAGGTGAATCGGTGGGCGGTTTATTAAAAAGAAAGATAATTAAAAGGCACGGGACAGGGGGCGCGATAGTGCCGATGATGGAGCACGCCCTCATAACTTTAAGGCAACAAGCAGAACACAGCCCGCTCTCAGCCCGTTTACAGGTAGAAAAAAACAAGACCCCCCGTTGCTAAGAAACGCTCGGGCGGGTACTGTACTCCCCAAATAAATATCTCTCCTAAATCGGGGGTGATCTGTCCGTATTGTATATATATAACCCGCGAATAAGGTGACTTTCGTCACATAATAGAGAAATGCTCTATTTTTTCTGCCTTATATATAGTAGGGAGCAAATGCGGAATAGCCCTAGCATTTGCGACCGTAAAGAGCGCTACGCTCACGCTACGCGCTTTAGGGTAAGTTACCAACTTACCCCCTTGCTCCTAAGGTCGCTTCGGGGTGCTAAGCACCACCTGTGGTGCGCGGCACCACTTTTAGTGGGGATAGTTCTCTCCCCTACCAGACTAGGATCTAATGACAGTCACACCGAATAAAACCAAAGAATCTGATAAGGCTAAGAAGATTATCCTTCAGTGTATGGCTGATGGTATGACTGTAGAGTCAGCCTGTAAGGTGGCTGGTAAGTCTATCAAGTCCTATGAGTACTATCGTAAGTCTGATGAGATATTTCGTAGCCTAGCCGATAGAACCAGACTTGGCTCCATAGAAAAGAACTTTGCTGACCAAGCAGCCCTTAACCTAGACTTTGTTACTTGGCGTAAACGCTATCTTAGACAAGATACCTTTGCCCACCAAAAGAACCTGATAGATGTGATAGAGGGAAGGGATCCTTCCTGGCTCCATCCATCAATGAAGTTTGAACGCGGTATCAATGATAACCGTATCCTTCTAAACATCCCACCTAACCACGCTAAGTCAATTACGGTTACGGTGGATTATGTAACCTACAAGATTGTTAATAACCCGAACTTTAGAGTTCTAATAGTTTCCCAAACCCAGCGTCTAGCCGCCGACTTCCTTTATGCTATTAAGCAGCGACTGACGCATCCAATGTACGAAGAACTACAGCAGGCATATGCCGCTGGGGTTGGGTTCAATACTAAGACAGCATCCTGGCAGGCTACCCGCGTCACCTTCGGTGATGAACTCAGGGAATCCTCAGAAAAAGATCCGAACCTAGAGGCTGTAGGTATCGGCGGTCAGATATACGGTAAGCGTGCTGATATGATTATCGTAGATGATGCTGTGACTTTATCTAATGCAAATGACTTTGAAAGACAAATTAAGTGGCTTACCCAGGATGTTAGATCCCGTCTTAACCCTACTGGTAAACTGATTGTGGTAGGTACCCGCGTATCTGCGGTAGACCTATATAAAGAATTACGTAATCCAGACCGCTACCCTGGTGGCTTGGTTCCTTGGACATATCTGGCTATGCCAGCCCTACTTGAAACCAATGAAGATTACAACAAATGGATTACCCTCTGGCCTTATTCTGATATGGCCTTTGATGGTCAAGAAGAATCTGAGAAAAATGATGAGGGACTCTACCCTCGCTGGAATGGTAAACATCTCTACGCTGAGCGTCAGGCTATGGATACCTCCACTTGGGCTTTAGTCTATCAACAACAAGATATTTCCGATGATGCAATCTTTGACCCAGTTTGTGTGAAAGGTTCCATTGATGGAATGCGAAAAGCAGGTCGCTTGGTCCCTGGCAATCCAGGTCACCCCAAAGACCTCACAGGTTTCAGTTTTGTTTGTGGACTCGACCCAGCAATGGTCGGAGACACAGCGGCTATATGTTATGCGGTTGATCGGGTATCTCATAAGCGCTACATTGTTGACGCTATCAAGATTACACGTCCTACGCCTGCACAAATCCGACAACTCATTACCGATTG